GCATTCTTGTATTGCTGGCGTGTTTGATCCAATTTCAGCCACAACATCACCAATTGCCCATGAAACAGGTTGTGGATCAATTGCAGCTTTAACCTCATCATCAAACGATGATCTAAGTGCATTCTCCACAGCTCTTGATCTTGTGTTTGGTGCGCTATAACTTGCTGGCTTGTTTTCTAATCGTTTGACCTTTTCCATTTCTTCACGACTTGGAGCGTTTTTTTCAGTCCCGATATTTGCGCACTTAAAAGCAACACCCCGACTTGAAGTTTCCGCATTCTCCAACGCAAAATCACGATTGACACCGCGATCAGAAATGACTTCCTGTGCGTGTCCCATCGCGAAGGCTTGTTGGTCATTTGCATTCTTGTATAATTTGCAAACAACAATGTATCGAGTGTTTGATGCCTCGACAAGTTCTGTTCGTATTGCTCCATCTGGATACCTTTCCCAAAATATGTTTGATCTTTCTTGGACAGTTGTGTAGTCGTCTAAATTAAATGCCATTGTTAATCCTCCCAGTTTTCATCTTTGACGGCATCAAGCACAGTTTTATAGACAGATCCATAGGCAATAAAGTCTTTGATGCTGTCGTAGTGATCTGGGGTTTCACTAAGCCTAGAAACCTTGACCAACGCCATACATAATGCAGCTTGGTGTGGTGTGATTGGGAAGTCGAGATAAGCAGACCATAAGCCTGCAATTCGTTTGTGATTGTAGAATGGATGACCATAGACGCTTCCGCGCTGTTGGATCGTAGTAATGACCTCATCAAACAGGGTTTCAGTTTTTGTCATAATCAAATACTTGATCAGACTTGGTTTTTGTGTCGATCATTCTGCGGTGCATATCGAAGCCATCCTTACGGCCAATCCAATACATCCGTTGCTTTGCGTTTTGGTGTATTGCGTAAGCCCAGATGATTAAAACCATCGATGCGACCCACAATAGACCAGCCTCTTTTAGTGTCATGTTGCTCCCTTACATATCCACAGGCTCTCTGTGAATACATAAAGTATGACCTAAATCAAGGACGCTTGGTTAATTTCTTTCGGTGTGGCTTATAACGATTAGATAAAGCCAAGAGCCTCAACTGCATCGATATGATCATCAATCGTGCGTGGCTGATAGTCTGTTTCACACTCCATACGACTTTCCAAGAGCTGTAAATGATCCGTCTTTATTGATCGGAATAAGCGTAGGGGTCATGTTTTTGCCGTTCCATTCAAGGATAGCAATACCCATCTGCCAATTGGCCACAGTTCGCGTATAAGACGCTTTAGCCTTATTCATAAGATTACCTACCTCAATGCCATATAAAGGCCTGTAATGGCCTCCTATGCCCTCAGAATAGGCACTCATGCCCAGTCTATGGGTGTGGCCTATAACGCAGGATTTGCCAGTCTTACGAGCCAAGTTAAGAGCAGTCATTCCAGCGTTAGGGTTTGCGCTGCCTTCGTCGCCATGAGCCAAAATCCAGCCTTTTTCAAATTCGTAGAATGTCTTATGAAAAGTAATGCCTAAAGTTTCAAAGTCCATGAACTTGGCGTATTGCAACTCTGGCAGGGATAACATGCCCGGAACTTTTAGAAGTGTGTTGTAAAGCCGATCAGTGTGGTTTGATCTAACAATGTGTGCCTCTTTAGCATTCTCAGTTAATGACCAAAGGATCTCTTGAGTAGCTGTGCGATCTTGATCAAGGGTTTGTTGATAAGCCAAAGGTGTTTTTTCAGCCCATCGAGAAATGGTTTGAAAGTCAATCTCATCGCCAACGCATAGAACGCTATCAAACTTCTCACGCCTTGCAAGTTTAATGACATTTTTGACAGCTGCTTCATGGTGGTATGGGATTTGTAAATCTGAAATTACCAGATATCGCTTAATCGTCATCCTCATCGTCAGTTGGATCTATGGAAGGAATGATCCCGCCATCGCCTACGATCCAATCAGGAAAAGTCTTATGCTCGGTCATTAACCAGAAGGCGTGCTCTGGTGTAAATCCTGCTTTTCTTGCAGCTGTATAACATGTATGTAAAGCCAAGTAATGTTGATCCATCTTGCTTAATGGCTCAGGAGATTGGCGAACGACGCGACGATTGATCTTTTTGCGTTTGATAGGTTTTCGTGTGTTCGCCATAAATAAAATTATCGCTTACTGATTAAGACAAATAGGTCATCGACACGCTGTTCAAGTCTTGTTAATTGATCCTTCATGCTAGATCCCGAATTGGGTTTAAGTTCAGTTAAGTAGGACTTAATAACCCATCGTAGAGCCAGCAATAAACTGCTTGCGATTGCGCATCCACCAACGGCTAATGCGACCCAATCGTTGGGTGTCATTTAGCATCAATACCATAATCGGCTTCTTTACCAGAAGTTGGATCAATGGCTTTGATTAGGGGAGCAATTAATGAGCCAAGCAGAATTGCATATTCAGGTTTAATATCTCCCACAATGGCAAGAGCCACAGTTATTCCAGAAGCTGCAATTGCTCTTAGGTAAGACTTAATTGCTGCTTTGTGTTTCTTAGTTAGTTTCATTGCTTGCCTCCTAGTAGTGGGATATCAAAGAACTCTGATTTGTTGTCTTGATCTGATTTGAAGCTGATATGAATGTGATGATTATGCTTATTAATGCCTTTGTATTTACGCCATTTCCAACCAAGTAAAGGAGAAGCAATTTTCTCCTCAAAGATTACATAACTGATGCGCCCTTGAGATTTCCCGTACAATCTAATCTGATCTGCCAAATATGCTGAAATCCGTTTGTCGTCAGATAGCCCAGCAGAAATGTCCAATCCTCTGACACATCCTGTTTTTTCATCAGGGTTGTGGTCAGACTTTGGGGCTCTGGATAAGTGTGAAACAGAAGCAATCCATCCATCACTTTTACGATCCCGGTCAGGGAAGCAGTCATCAACTTGCTCCCGAAGTTGAACGGCAGATTTAGATAACCAAGCCTTCATTAGCCAAGCAATACTTGTAGTTCATCAGCTGTTAAACCAAGACGATCAGCAATTGCTTGGCGTGCTGTTGCTTTTGCTTCTGCTTCTGCTTGTATTGCTGCTAATTCTTTTGCTTTTGCATCTCTTTCTTTTTTCTCAGCAGTAGTTTCATCACGCTCAATATCTACAATTTCGCCTGTTGCAATATCATGTGTTCTTTCGATTATTTTCATTAGTTGCTGCTTCCGTATATGTAGAGAGTTCCTTGATCAAAATTGCCTGTGCCAGAAAGTAATGTGAATGATGTAATTGCGCTAGTTCCTAAATATAAACCAGTTGAAACAGATGTTGTTTGACCAGTTCTTGAACTACCTTCCCAAAATCCAGCACTTACTTGAATTCCTTTTGCGCTAGTGCTTTTTGCACCTTCAATTCTTATTCCAATTGTTAAATAACCAGTATGACCACTGGTTGCGGTGTTGCCAATTTGATATTCAGTTCCACCATCTTGTTCGATATTGTTCAAAAATGCTGATGAGTAAGTGGTTGAGTTTGAAATTGCAACTCCTCTTGCAGTGTAATTTGCACCGCTATCAGCATTTAATCTAAATGTCATCGCTGAATTAGCACTAGCAGATGAAGCATTGCAATAAATAATATAACTTTCATAACTGCCTAAACTTGAAACAGTGATTGATGTTGCACCAGTAAGGGCAGTTCCGCCTGTATTTATTAAAGTGTAGCCTTTACCACCACCAGCAGGAGCAGCCCATGATGGCACGCCACCAGCAACAGTTAAAACATTTCCAGTTGAGCCAATTCCAAGTCTTGTGTTTGTGTTAGCAGTTGATGAACGATATTCAATATCGCCAAGAGTTGTTGATGGATTAAGATTTTTGGTTGTTGTATCGACAGATGATCCAAGTGTGCGAATAGCACTTGCGCCATCCTTGACCAGCGCGGTGTCGTCTGGTGTTGTCCAGCCATAGTTAGTAGTGGTTGCCATATTATCCTTTATCTCAGGCTACGATTGTAGCGTATTCCCATGTCAAAGTTGGATCTATTGTCTGCCATGTTTCAACTATTGGAACAGTATTCCATCGCATAGCAACCTGACTGAATGCGACAGGCGATAGATTTATGGTCAGGAATAATTCATTAAATCGAGTGCTCCAACGCCACCCCTCAACATATCCTTCAAATTCTCCACCTGAGATTTGATCAGGCAGATTTGTAATATTCAAGGGCTGACCCATAAAGACCCCAAGCAGGTTATCTCGATCTGAGTTATCAATCTCAGGGTTTGTTATTGGAAAAGTAATGCTTTGGAATACTGGTAAAGGGAAGGCTCTCTGGGCAATATAACGATCTGCCACTTCTTGAGCATCCACAGCTGAGTGAAGCACCGATTGAATACTTTCCGCTTTGTATCCATAGGTTGCAATTGATGTTGCACTTGTAGCTGTTTCTTGAGATCCGAAGTTATTGCCGTAATTGATATAAACATCATTTCTAATATCACCTGATCGAGTAATGGTTGATAGTCCTGAACCTAGAGCATGGTTGGCATCAAGATCAACATAGCCATTTGCTGCAAGATAAGTTTGGCGATGGTCTGCATCTGCATAACCGATATTGCCTTCGTTGTCCTCATACAAATATCCAAAGGCTGAATTGGCTATAAGTCCAGCGATGTTGTAAATCGTATCTGGTGATGCTGCTCGGTTTTCCATTGTGTAAAGTCCGGGTTGATCAATATCGCCAAGTCCTTGATTTTCAGCAGTAAGCCAAGTGGTAGTTGCATCATAGCCTGCCCAAGTTGTAGCTGCTGGAACATCATTCCAAGATCCAAGCAAGACGCTAGATAGCAAAGTGTAAATTTGATCGCCATCCTCATCTTGTGAGATTGACCCATTATAGATTTCTCTGGCTAATTTGACCAAAGATCCCATTGCAAGAATTGTGTAATTAGCAACTTTGGCTATATTTCCAAATGCACCGACCTCAACAGTTAAATCTGTAATATCTCCACCAAAAAGATTTACATAAGTTCCTGCACTGTTTTTGACCTGTAAAGCAAAACTATCGTTAATCGCAAATGGCAAGGTTTGACCAGACAAAGCAACCAAAGTTATCTGCATATAAGAAGGGGATGGTTGAGTATAAATATCAGTCCGACCAGCCTGATGCTGAACATCGCTGATTGCTATGTTTGTGTAATCAGTTCCTGCGACAGTCAGTTTCCATTCAGGAGTAAAGACAGTCATTAATCGCCCCTGACGCTCTTACCACTTAACGCTGGGATTGATCTTGCTGCGCTTTCGTTAATTACCTTAGCAACTGCTCTAGCTGCGCTCTCGCTATCTAATGATTGAACTGTAATGTTATTAACTGTTGTGCCACTTGATCGGCTTTCTCTGGCGTTTGGACTTTGTGGCAATTGTGGAATTCCAGCAGCTGATGGCGCAATGTTTGGAATTGATCCAATATTAATGCCCGGAATTATATTAACAACTGAAATTAATTGATTTGCAAGTGAAGCCACCAAGCCAATTGCTTCTCTAAGGAATGTAATAAATCCTGAGATTATTCCTGCTGCTGCTCCAATTGCTTTTCCAAAACTCTCAGCACCTCTTTGGGTTTCTTGTAATCCTGCGCTTAGTCCTTGATCTCCAGTTAAGCCTGCAATAAATGCGTTTAATGTTGGAATGCCAGTAGTGTTTAAGAATGTAATAAACTTCTCAACCTGTGGCAATAAAGCAACGCCTAGACTTTCCTTAGCCTCATCAAACCCAACTTTTAATCGATCAATCTTGCCCTGAAAGGTTTCAGCGTTTGCAGCTGCTGCGCCACCATAAAGATCAGATAATTTTTGTTGAACTTGAGTGAAAGATAATGTTGATAGTTCGGCTTTAGATAAACCAAGTCCAAGTCTGCCTAGAGCTGTGGTGTTGCCATCCTGTGCTCGACCCAAAGCATTCGCAACTGTTTCTAATTCAATTCCTTTGCCTTTAGAAATATCTAAAGCAAGGCTTAATAATCTTTGGGCTTCACCAGTATCTTTTGTGCTAACTGCAAGTCTTTGCATGGCTGGTCTAAGTTGATCATCAGCTACGCCTGTGGCAAGTGATGTTTTAAGGATCATGTCCTCAGTTGCCTTTATTTGGGCATCAGTAGCCCCTGTGGCGGTCTTTAGGGCATTGGCTAATCTAAGTTGCGCAGCCTCATCCTCAATGGCAGCCTTGACCCCATCAATGGCTAATTTAGTGCCATACGCAACGGCAGCAGCAGCAGCGACTGCAAATGCAGCAGCAGCCTTTTTACCAAACTCTGAAATCTTACTTGCGTTGCTTTCAACAGCATTATCAGCTTCGCCTAATTTCTTTTTAAGATCATCGACATCGGCAAGGATTGAGAGTTTAAGCGTGCGATTACCAGTAGCCATTAGACCCATTCCTTAATAATGCGATCAAAACTTTGTTCCCACTTGTTAATCAATTCAGGCTGAATTCTGCGAAGGGTTGGATAGATAAACCATCCACGCGAACCTCTGCCTTGCCGTCCTGAATATGTAGGGAACTGTTTGAACTTATTAGATCCAAACTCAACACCACCCCATAGGGTTTGCGTTGTAGCCCCACCTGAAAACTTCTGGCGTGCGAAACCATAACGGAACTCACCAATTTTGCTTGACTTTGAAATTGATACTCCATCGGCAACTCTCTGCGCAACTTTGCCAGACTTTGTTCTTTGTCCAGCTGCTTGTTTAATTTCCTCAGATGCAAAATACGCCAAAGCAGCAGACTGAGTTCTAGCCTCATCCGTTGCTTGCTCATCCATGAGTTTGAATGCTTTGTAAATATCGCGGAGATCGGATTTGTTGTAAGCAATTGTTTCACTTGCCATACCT